AATTTGGTGGTTTAGTAGCAGATATGGTTCAGCAACTAACTACAGATAAAAAAGCATCTGATGCTATTGGCAAGGGTGAATACATTGCAAACAAAATGGCTAAAATGTCTAGTTGGGCATTAGTTGTTAAGTTAGCAGATCGTCTTGCTAATGTACAAGACATTGATACACGTCCTGCAGATTTTCAAAAGAAGTATGCTGCTCAGACAAGATTAGCATTAAAACGCCTTAGATCAGATAGATATTTAAGTAAAACTCATAATAAAATTATGACTGCTATTGAGAAAAAAATCAAGGAGTATTAAACCATGATTAAACTTTATATTGCACTTTTTATTCTCAGTATGATGGCAGCTATTGGTTATGCTGGAAAATATTATTATGATTCTACACAAGCAACGATAGCTACACTCAGAGAGAATAATGTCAAGCTAGTAAATGTAGCGGAAACTCTACAGAATACAGTTGAGACTATGGAAGCTGATGCTAAAAGAAATGAAGAATTAAATCGTAACCTTACTAGGAGGTTACAGCAATCGTCAAGACACCTTGATAAACTAAGAGGTGTATTGGCTAAAATTGATCTAACTATGGAAGCAATCCAAGATCCAGAAGGCTTGGAAGAAAGAGTGAACAATGCGGTTAACAGACTTATCCAAAGAATTGAAAGCGAAACATCTCCTGATCCTATCACCGCTGATGCTGATGGGGTGTCTGGGGAGTCAAGCGGAACCGACAGTAGCAGTAAAGACTGAATACGTCGAACAAAGAATTCCTATTCAAGAACCACCTAAAGGTGTTAACTTTCCACCTGTGGAATGGTTTATTTTGACGCCTGAAAATATGGAAGAAAAGATTGCAGAGATTGAAGCATCTACTGGTTCAGCTGTACTCTTTGCTATTACACCAAAAGGATATGAAAACCTTGCAATTGGTATTGGTGATCTTCGCAGATATATTAAAGATGAGCAAGCAATCGTTGGTTACTATGAGGAAGCACTAGCTCCTAAAGAACCTGAAGAGCCTGAAACAAAAGAATAAAACTGTTTCAAAAAAAGATACAATATTTAGAAAATAATTGTTACATTTTACTACATTTAGCTGTTTACAAGATACCTGATATGATATATAATACTACCTAATGAGATAAGGTATTTCCCTTATTCATATTTTCACGGAGTATTAAATGCTATTTACGGAGCAAATCGCTAGAAAGCCCGACCTCTATCCTTGGACCAAACAATTCATAGAGGCAATCTGGAAAGGCTTTTGGACACCAGAGGAGTTCAACTTTCGGTCCGACTATTCACAATTTAAAAATGATCTTACACCAGCAGAACAACAAGTTGTTGTTAAGACAATGTCTGCCATTGGCCAGATTGAGATTGCAGTAAAATCTTTCTGGGCTGATGTAGGCAATCATCTACCACATCCATCAATTAAAGACTTAGGCTATGCAATGGCCAACTCAGAGGTTATCCATAATATGGCCTATGAGAAAATTCTTGATGTGCTACATCTCACACACGTGTTTGAAGAGAACCTTAATGTAGATGTAATCAAAGGGCGAGTTAATTACTTGCGCAAGTATAATAAAAAAGTATATAAAGATGAACGTAAACAATACATTTATTCTATTATGTTGTTTACACTCTTTGTTGAAAATGTAAGTCTGTTTAGTCAATTCTATATTATTATGCATATGAACCGTAATAAAGCAGTAATGAAAGATTGTGCTCAGCAAGTGCAATATACACGTAATGAAGAGATGCTACACGCACAAGTAGGTATCAAACTAATTCAAACTCTCCGTGAAGAATACCCTGAGTTGTTTGATAAAGAATTAGAAGCACGTGTACAACAAGAATGTATCGACTCACTTAAAGCAGAAAGTAAAGTGATTGATTGGATTATGGACGGACATTCCGCACCAGGTCTGAGTGCTGATATTCTTAAATCATTTATTGCAAAGCGCATGGCAGATTCAATTGATGCCATTGGTTTTGATAGTAGTGAAATTGAATATAATCAAGAATACGTTGATGAAACATTCTGGTTCGATGAAGAACTATATGGAGCCAACATGACTGATTTCTTTCAGAAACGTCCTGTTGAATATGCAAAAGGTCAAGGCATTTCCGCTGATGACTTATTTTAAGGAGTAGATAATGGGCTTTGAATGGGCTAACGATGAGTCACGGATATTTTTATCTCGTGGCTACATTGACGGAAATATGACTGTCGAAGAAAGAGTACGAAATATTGCTCAGACAGCAGAAACAATTTTAGATAGTGAAGGTTTTGCAGATAAATTCTATGACTACATGAGTCGTGGTTTCTATTCTCTGTCATCTCCTGTATGGTCAAACTTTGGTACTAAGAAAGGTTTACCTATTTCTTGTAATGGTGTCTTTATTAATGATAACATGGAGTCCATTCTAAAGAAAACTGCAGAAGTTGGTATGCAGACTAAGATGGGCGCAGGCACTTCTGGCTACTATGGTGCGCTTCGCCCACGGGGTGAGCCAATTAAATCTGGTGGAACTGCTGATGGACCTGTACACTTTATGAACTTAACCGAAACAACAGTTGATGTTGTTGCACAAGGTAATGTTCGTAGAGGATCCTTTGCTGGTTATCTTGATGTTGAGTCGCCAGATATTATGGAGTTCCTAGAGTGTCGTGAGGAAGGTTCTTCTATTATTAATATGAGCCTAGGTGTTTGTATTGGTGATGAGTGGATGCAATCTATGATTGATGGAGACGGAGATAAGAGAACCTTGTGGGCTCGTATCTTGCGTAAACGTCGAGAGAGTGGCTATCCTTATCTGTTCTTTAAAGATACAGTAAACAATAATGCACCACGTGTCTTGCGTGATAACAATATTAAAATCTGGGCATCTAATCTATGTTCAGAAATCTGTCTACCTTCTAATGAAGATGAGTCGTTTGTTTGTAATCTAGCATCTATGAACTTGTTAACATATGACGAGTGGAAAGATACAGATGCTGTTGAGACAATGATCTATTTCTTAGATGCTGTAATGGAAGAATATATTGAAAAGACACAAGGCATTCCGTTTATGGAATCTGCATATAACTTTGCACTTCGTTGGCGTGCTCTTGGTTTAGGTCAACTAGGCTGGCATTCTTATCTACAAGCTAGTATGATTCCGTTTGAGTCCTTTGAAGCACATCTTAAAGCAACAGAGATCAGTAAGTTTATTGATGAACGTGCTAAGTTAGCATCACAAGAACTAGCAGAAGAATATGGTGAACCAGAAGGTATGCTAGGATATGGTATGCGCAATCTTACTACTTGTGCTATTGCTCCTACTACAAGCTCATCATTTATTCTAGGTCAAGTATCACCATCTATTGAACCATTAGCATCTAATTACTTTACTAAAGATTTGGCAAAAGGTAAGTTTACTTATCGTAACCCATATCTAAAGAAAGTATTAGAACTACACGAAAAAGATGATGTTGAAACTTGGATGGATATTCTTAAACATGGTGGTTCTGTACAACAACTAGACTTCTTGTCTCAAAACGAGAAAGATGTATTTAAAACATTCTCAGAAATATCACCATTGGTCATTGTCCAACAAGCTGCTGCAAGGCAGAAATATATAGACCAAGCGCAAAGTTTAAACATTCTAATCCACCCTGATGTACCAGCTAAGGATGTAAATGCATTGATTATAGAAGGATGGAAACTAGGTGTAAAAACATTCTATTATCAAAGATCAGCTAACCCTGCTCAAGAATTGGTAAGAGATATTATGAATTGTGCAGCGTGTGAAGCATAGGAGAATAAATTGAGCAGTAAAAACCACGAGATAGAATGTCCAATGTGTGAGGCACATTGTCTTGTCGAGGTAAAAAATTCAGATGATGTACCAGAGCACTGTCCAATGTGCGGGCATCCAATCGATATAGATGAAGACATGTTCGAGGACTACGAGGACTAAATGTTAACAGTAACACCAGCAGCAAAAGAATACTTGGCAAGTGTAGGTAAACCTAATGTATCACTAACTGTAAAAGGCGGTGGGTGTTCTGGGTTCCAATACGAATGGGGAACTACCGACAAAAAACCTACAGTAGAAAATCTATGGCTAGATCCTATGGCAGAAATGTTTGTATTTGGTTGTGAGGTAGATTATATTACTGAACTAGGTGGTAGTTATCTTACAGTTAAGAACCCTAATGCCACTGCTAGCTGTGGATGCGGAGAATCATTTGCTGTATAAATAGTTCTAAGAATACTTGAACTGGATATATTATGTGGCTATTTGAAGAAGAAAATTTTAATCCCACCCCGGAGGCGTTAGCCACTTGGGTGGGATTTGTATATGAAGTCAATGATACCGCTAACGGGAAAAAGTATATCGGCAAAAAAGGCTTCTGGTCTACACGTCGACTACAACCGTTAAAAGGTAAGAAAAGAAAAAGAGTTGTAAAGAAGGAATCTGATTGGAAAACATACTATGGTTCTAACGAGGAAATAAAGTTACTCGTTGAGGCATCTGATCCAGAACGGTGGGAAAGGCGTATACTTAGACTATGTACGTCTAAAGGAGAAATGAGTTATTATGAAGCAAAAGAACAATTTGATAGAAATGTTCTCTTTGACGATTCATACTATAATGAATTTATTGGTTTAAAAATCCATGCCAAACACGTTGGCCACCTAAAGGAGAAGTTTATTGACGAACGGGACAAAGAGACAGAATGAGATATTCTATGCAGTCAAAGGTCATTTAATACCATTAACATATTCATCTGAAGATATAGAGAGTATGTACAACAGTTATTTTAAAAGATTATGGAATAACCATGAACGTCTAGTTAATTGTCAACCAGACTTTGAAGACCTATGGAAGTGTAACATAAAAGATACACTTTAGCGTTATTTTAAAAATAATTGTAAAAAAAGCAAATTAGTTGTTTACATCTGTATTCGTATGTGGTATATTAGTTATAGAAACAATAACTAAGGAACTACACTATGAAATATTCAGTTTATCAAATCGCTCTTTCAGAATCAGACATCGCTGCTGTGAATGCAGATCAACCTAATGCAGCATATAAAGCTAAAAGAGATATGCAGTTTGACTTCGATGGTACAGGCATTGCTAATATAGCAGCTAATGCTTGGACTGATGGTCATTTTGGCAAAGTTTGCATGATCGAAGCTAACAGCATGGATCAAGTATTTCATATCGGTAATGTTGGCCCTGAGTCAGCTATCGACCGTGGTCCTCATAACACTCGTATGGCTTCTATCTCAGTTGGTGATATCATCGAAGAAGATGAGACTGGTTCTAGGTTTGTTGTTTCTAACTTTGGTTTTCAGGAGGTAGCGTAATATGCAAATTAAAGGTGCAATGACTGTTTTAAATAAACAGTGTCAATTTCTCGGAATGGACTTTGATCAACTCATCGCTTTCATTCAACGTGCCCCTTTGGCACAAACTGATTTAACTATCAGGGCTTATAAAGTTTGGAGAATTAATAATGGAAGATCGTGAATACTTTGAATATCAAGGTACTATATATGATGTTACCTTTAATAAATCAGAAACGGTTCGCCATGGCGGACCTTTCGACCGTGGCTCTGCAGATAACTATTATCGCAGATCATCTCGTCCTCATTTCTTTACTGGTGATACTCACAATTCAGAACTTGTTGAATTAGAGAATATGACGGAAGACCAGATAAAAGAATATAATGCTGGTTGGGAATATAATGAAAATGTTAACAGAGATTGGAAGTGTTGGTAATGATATTACTTGATTATAATGCAATTGCTATTGGCAATTTTGTGGTACAGAAAGTAGCAGTTGATGAGAATATGATCCGTCATATGATCCTTAACTCTATTCGTATGTACCGTCAGAAGTTTGCTAAAGAGTATGGCGAGATGGTTATTGTTGCCGATGGTATGAACAACTGGCGTAAGGATGTGTTTCCTAATTACAAGGTAAAGCGCAAGAAGAACCGAGAGGAATCGTCCATTGACTGGACTGAAGCCTTTCGGATTATTGGTATGGTCAGAGATGAAATCAGAGATCACTTTCCTTATAAGGTAGTACATCAAGATGGATGTGAAGCAGACGATTCTATTGCTCACATTGCTTTGTCTACACAAGAGTTTGGTCGCTACGAACCAGTAATGATTATATCTGCAGATGGTGACTTTAAACAGTTACAAGTTCATAAGAACATTCGACAGTATTCTCCTCTCACTAAGAAATTGGTTGTAGAGAAGAACCCTAAATTAGAGTTAGCTAATAAGATCCTTAAAGGCGACTCAGGTGATGGTGTCCCTAATGTTATGTCTGATGATAATGTTTTTTTAGAGAGCAGGAGACAGAGTATCTTATCTGCCAAGAAAAGAGAAGCACTCCTCGACGATCCTATGGCGCTTGGCGAAGAGGTTTATCGTAACTATCTGCGTAATAAGAAACTTATTGACTTGTCAGAGACACCGGCTCCTGTGGTTAATA